TGGCGGACCAGCTATTCATCGGCAACCGGTGGTCAGACAGAGATGTAGGGTCGTTTCTCCGCCGCGAGTATTCGCATTCGATCAAGTTTATTACCCACTCGGCCGAGGGCGGCTGCTGCCAGCTGCATCCGTCGGGCGAAAGCATTTTCCCTGAAGAGTTTCCCATGGAGAAACTTCAGGAGTTGCGCCGGATCTGGGGAGCCTATCACTACGCCGCGCAGTACCTGAACAACCCGGTCGCGCCTGAAGCAGTCAGGTTCAAGTCGACATGGTTGCGCCACTTTACGCAGGTTCCATGGATGGAGAACCAGCGCATCACGGTTGCGAACTCGCAGCAGCTGGGAACTCAGCCAAGCGTGTCGGACGCCATGCGGATAATCGAGCAGGACAGGGCAGAGGCGGCAGGCGCCATCCCGCAGCGGCTGCGCATGGCCCTCCGGCATGAAGCGGCAGAGGGTGAGGTTCTCGAAGACATCCGCGCCGGGGAACTCGACCGCGTAGCAATCCTCGATCCATCGCATTCAGAGACACCTGGCGGCAGAAGCAGACACGCGATTGCTGTGCTCGGTATCTTCAACAAGCCTCCCAAGCCGCGGAGAATTTATCTGCTCGAATGCTGGGCTGGGCAGACGTCGTTCGAAATCATGATCAACAAGCTCATCGGCACCCAACCTGGGGCGCGCGGGCTTGCCGTGAAATGGCGTGTCAATCACATCTATCTCGAGTCGAAGGTGGCGGGCCAGCAGGGATGGTATTACCTGTTCCGCGACCGGTGCCGCGCCATGGGCGCCGAGGCCAGCTATGCGGTGCGGGAACTGAAGACCGACAGGGCAGCAGAAGCCAAGACCAGCCGCATTATCGGCATGGAGCCGGTGTACGAAAATGGGTTCTTCTATGTCAACCGAGCCGGATGCCAGCAGTTCGTCGAAGAGTACGAAGTGTTCCCTAACGGGCGGTTCATCGACCTGCTCGATGTAGTCGGATATGTGCCACAATGTTATGCTTCTGGTTCAAGAGCCTCAACTCACGATATGGTCCGCGAAGACCTGATGCGCAGGCAGAAACAGATGCAGGGTTTAGGCGTAGCGGGGTACTAAGATGCCACTTCCAGTCGAAATGCCGTTGTCGAAGCACTTTGGCAAGGACCGCCTTACCGAGATCGAAAAATATGTGGACGAGCGGCTCGAATCCCTCGTTCAATCGCTCTCTGATCTGCGCGAGCGGAAGATTACCAAGTGGCGCCGCATTTACCAGGGTATGCCGCTCGAAAAGACCAAATCCTTTCCGTGGCAGAACGCTTCGAATGTCGTCATCCAGGTTGTCGGGTCATTCTCAGACCAGATGCTGGCTAAGTGGCTGATGTCGATCTTCGGCATGGATCCGCTCTGGCAGGTGCTGGTCAATGGCCAGTGGGAACGCGAAGAGAAGGCTGAAGAGCAGCGACAGGCTGTGCAGGACTGGCTTGTGTTCTCAGGGCTGGAGCCGGGTTACCTGAACCTGTTGCCGAAGTATCAGGCGTGGGGATCGACGGTCATCCGCTACGGCCTCGGCGCCATGAAGATCATGCCGGAGCGCACTGTCGAGAAGGTAGCCAGTTTCGAAGACTCTTCCGGCCGCGTCATGTTCAACGATTTCGTGAAGCATGATGGGCCGGTGGCATTGCCGCTTTTGTTTGAAGACTTCCTGATTCCGTTGACGGTCAGCGAATTAGAGCGTAGCCCATTCACGGCACAACGCGTCAGAATGTCGAAGTTCGAGATGGAGGCACTGCTTTACGACCCAACCTACGACAAGGAAGCCATCAAAGAGATTTTGAAGACGCCGGACCGCGAAGGTCCGGAGCAGATCGAGCGCGACCTGCAGGTGGATCAGGGAGTGCAATCCGGCGATTCCGGTGGTCCCGCGGCCAAGGTGTGGGATGTATACGAGTGCTGGTTCCCCTACCAGATGCTGGGGCGCCGCTTCTCGATCATCTACACCTACCACAAGGGCACCAGGAAGACCATGAAGCGGGTTTTCAACTGGTTGCCAGAGAATTCCCTGCCATTCGTGAAGAGCGTGCTGGGCTACGACGGCGAGCGCAGCCACGGGTTTGGGTTCTGCGAAATGCTGAAGGATTATCAGGAGGAAGTGAGCGCGATTCACAATCGCCGCGGCGATGCGTCGACCCTGAGCAATACCAACATCTTTCGCATCGAATCCGGGTCGCAACTGGATGCGCAGTTCTCTGTCTTCCCGAACGCCATCTTCTCCGGACCTGAAGGCGCGTTTGAGGCGATTCCATTGGGCCGCTCGGCGCAGGAGACCATCAAAGACGAGACCATGACGCTGAACTTGGCAACGGATAGGGCAGGCATTGGGCCGTCGAGTTCAGGGTCTGGCTCAGGCACCATCAACAAGAAAAATGCGTACTCGGCCATGGGCACCTATGCGGTGATGCAGGAAGGCGACACGCGGGCCAATCTGTCGAAGACAGGATTCAAGCACTCGCATTATTCGCTGGGCCGGCTGAAGATTCTGTTCGACGCGAACTTCGGCATTCCCGAGCGCGACATTGCGGCATTCGGCAAGCAGGGCAAGTCGCTGAAGCTGGCGCTTGAGAACATCCGCAAAAAGCGCCTGGTGCTGCCTATTCGTGCGGCGACTGGATCGATCAACAAGGAAGTCGAGAAACAGAACGAGATGCTGCTTCTAAACAATCACCGCGCGCACTGGCAGATGCAGATTCAGTTGCTCCAGACTCTTCAATCGCCGATGATGAACGCGCAGCAGAAAGACTACCTCTGGCAGACGTTCCTTGCCGCCAATATGCTGATGGCGAAGATCGACAAGGACTTCGGATTTGAAGACCCGAGCGCGATTCTCCCCGTTCCGGCAGGTGCTGAGGAGCAGGCGCAGATTACGCACCAGCAGGCCCTGCAGGAGACCGTACAGCAGATCGTGCAGACCATGATGCAGAATGGCGGGCCGGGAAAGTTGCCCGGCATGCCGCAGGAACAGCAGCAGCCACAGCAGGGCCAGCCACAACTCCCGGCACAGGCCGGGCAAACCAATGGCGCGCCGCCATCGGAAGCGCCGCCGCAAGGACCAGTGCAATGAGGGACTGGAAACTGAACTCGTGGCAACACATCTGGGACTGCATTTGTGTGGAGTTGGGAATTGAGGAATTCTGATGGCGAAACAGGAACTCGACCTGGCGGAAGTGCTGGCCAAGGCAGGCTCGGAAGAGTGGCAGACATCCATCTCCTGCCGCCTCGAAGCCATGAAGGGTTTTCTCGCACAGGAGCAGTGGACGAAGGGCATCACGCCGTATCTCTCGGCTATCATCGGCAGCGGCATACGCAAGTTCCTGCGCGCTAAAAGTACACAGCAGGATTCCGATTATCTGCGCGGGTTTGTAGCAGCTTTAGAGATCGTTCTGGCGCTTCCAGCCAGCGTCGAAGGCCAGATTCAGAGCGAGGAAGACAGGAAGAAGGCGGGGCCACCAAAGGGCGGCGCTGGTTACTGAACAAGTTCACCCGTTCGGTATTCATAGGTGATGCACCAACAGACGTTGATTTTAAGAGGCTTGCATTGCGCGAAGGAATGTGTTTTGCTTGCGTGAAAGGAATCCTGAGATGCCAATACCTGGGTTAGGCGGAAGAATGACGGCCGAGCAGATTCTCGGCATGTCGACCGACGACTTCAAGGCAAAAATGGATGGTGCGGCCTCGAAAGACGATGTGACGGCCCTCAAGTCAGCATTTGAAGAACAGGGATCGTTGCTCACCGGCATCAAAGACGCCCTTTCAAAACTCACCACTCCTGCCGTTGTTCCCGATCCCCAACTTCAAGCCGACGCCGACGACCCCACCACATCGATGCTTGCTGACCCTGGCGGGTTCGTGAATCGTCAGACGATGGGTATTCAGGCTACCGCGCTTGCGGCTAAAGCTGATGTGCAGGAGATGCGCGCGCGGCAGAAATATGCGGGTGCCTTCGCCAAGTTCGGCGATGAGTTGATGCGCACTGCAGCGGCGTTTCCAGTCAACGCTCGGGCTCACGATGGATTCTGGGACCAACATGTTGCCAGTTTTACCGGTCAGAAGTTTCTCAAAGGTGAAATCGAAGCTGGCGGCTACCCATCTTTGCTCGGCGGCTCTACCGTCCAGCCAGCTGGCAGCATGGGAGGCGACGTGAACGATCCCAACCGCGGATTTACCCCTGAACAGGTTGCGTACTTCAAAGAGCGCGACATCCCTCTTGCCAAGGCCGCAGCGTACCGCGACGTGATGCACAAGGATGGCGATCCAATCGACATCGCCACCTACAAGAAGAGGATCGAAAATGCCGCCTGAAGAGAAAACGCCGAAAGCGAACACTGTTTCCGCAGACGAGTTGATCGCAGGCCTGGCAGGGAAAACCGTCGATGCAGCTCCAGCATCGGTCACCGCGGCGCCGGAAGGCGTGAAGCAGCCCGGCATTCAGGGTGGCGCGTTTCTGCACAAGAATGCCGATGGCTCGGCGCAGACTCTCTACAAGTACACAATCGACGGCGAAGTGGTTGTTACGCCTAAGCCGATTGAGCAGATGTCGATTGAGGACTTCGACCGCAGCCCCTTCTCGCTCGCGGCGTCGTCTGCTAACCGTATTCCGCAGGATCTGACAGTAAAGTTCAAGGATCCGCAGTGGGCTGGTCAGTGGTTCAACCGTTCCGCGAAGGACGGCCGCCGGTGTCAGATTGCCCGCACGCTCGGTTTCATCCCGGCAAAGATTGAAGACTGCGAATGGGTTTCGCACTCCGCCAACGATCAGGACGGCGCGGTAACCGATGGCGATCTGGTTCTGTTTAAGATCCACAAAGCCAAACTGCTTGCCTTCACCAAAGGCAACATGGACGAAGCCCGCAGGATGGGCAACAAGGACACCTATCTGCAGCAGGCGCAGGGGTCTGTACCGGGAAACAACGCCGGCAAGGTCAGTCACTATTTCACCAATCAGGCAACTCACGAATTTTCAGGGCTGGGGCCGGTCGTCTCGAATCCAGAGACTTCATTGCTCGGCCAGAGGGGATAGTCGATGGCAAATCCAGGTTTGAACACCCACAACCCCATTTATCCGGTGGGGACCATCAGCGGCAATCAGGAACTGATCAACAATCTCCTCGAAGGTTCCGGCCAGACGTTCCAGCCCGGTACACCGGTCGAAGTCAAGCCGTCCTCGACGAATGCAGGGTATGTCGTAGCCTCTACACCTTCGAATGGCTCGACTCAGGTTGTCGTGAAGGGTATTACCTATCTGCCTGGTAAAAATCTTTCCTCAGCCGGCTTCGGAGCATCTCCGCCCTTCGGATCGATCGGCTACCCTGGCGGCCTCGGCGCCACGCAGACGGTTCCTAATCAGCCGAGCGCCTACAACATTTACCACGGCGCCCCCTTTGTCGACGGTCTGACCCTGGTAGGAATCGCGAACCTCGACACCATCTGGGCTGTGCAGGTCGATGCGTCGAGCGGCGGCACGTACAACTACTCCGCCGTAACCATCCCCATCGGGTCGACCATTGGCCTGAACAAGGACACCAACGGATGGTGGTACGCCGACCTCGCCAACGTCAATTCTAGCGCGTATGCCGATGTGAATATCGTCGGCTTCAACGTGCAGGACTTGGTGGCGGGCTCGACCACTGTCCAACAAAACTACGGCACTATCTACGTGGTATTCAACACGACCGCGATTCAGGGACTTGAGTAATAGGTAACTTGATGAAGGAGAATCAGTTATGACGATGGTTCGCAATGAGTTCTTCCAGGCGATGAGCATCGATGTCGCCCACAACTTCATCGAGTTTCTTGACCTGAAGCAGCGGCCCGTTGAATTCCGCAGCTACATGAACGTCATGCCCTCGAAGAAGGCTTACGAGGATGCGGTGCACTATGCTGGCACCGGTCCCGCGCAGCCTAAGAATGAGGGCAACCCGGTCATCTATGACAACCTCATCCAGGGCGGTACGCGGCGTTACATCCACCAGACCTACGGCCTCGGCATCCGGATGAGCTACGAGCTGATGCAGGATGACCAGACCGGCCTGATGGCGTCTTCGCCGAAATCGCTGGTGCAGGGTCACCTGTTCGCGCAGGAGTACACCGCGGCCAACGTTCTCAACCTCGGCTTCTCCTCGACAGGCACCATCACCGATGACGGTGTAAGCCTGTTCAACAATCAGCACCCGCTGCTCGGCGGCGTGACGGCAACCAACGTGGCGCCGGGAGTTGGAAACTTCTCAACGGCAGCGGGCACCTATCCCAACCGGCCTGCGACGGATGCCGACCTTTCCTTCACTTCGCTTCAGTACGGAACCATGACGTTTCAGCGTATGCCGAACGCGCGCGGCATACTGGTCGCGACCAAGCCGAAGCATCTGACGATTCCGCCGGAGCTTGAGTACATCGCAATCGAGTTGCTGGGCTCGGCCGGCAAGCCCTACACCTCCGACAACGAAGTGAATGCGCTCATCGGAGCGGGCCTCCAGTACGAGGTGCTGCACTACCTCACCGGCGCGAGCCCGTGGTTCCTCCGCGGCAACAAGGATGAGCATCGCCTGATGTTCTACGAGCGCCAGCCAATCTATGGCGACTACGACCGCGACTTCGATCAGCAGGCACTGAAGTTCCTGGCAATCTCGCGATTCTCGGCTGGAGCAGATACCTGGCTGAACACATTTGGGTCTAACGGACCGTAGGCAGGTAACCCATGAGCATGGGCATCGGATGGCCGGGAAAGAAGATCGATTCGGGAGCGTGGTGGTACTGTTCCCGATCCGGCATTCGCATGAACCTCGACGATGCTGTATGGGAGCAGGGCATTCTTGTTTCGCCTGACTTCTCTGATCTTGTGGCTGGTGGAAATTTCGGCTTACTCGGTTCGCGGGACGCCGACATTGCGCGGCGGATCAAGGAAGACACCAGCGACCTGATGCCGCATCCGAAGTTGGTTGAACCAAACGAGCCAGACCAGGATGTCTGGTTCTCGTAGGAGTAGCGATGCAGAACCTGAAGTCGTTGAATAATCTGCTCACTAAGCCAACGCTTGGCGCAAATGACGACACGCTGGCCATGGTAGGACATCGCAAGCTGGACATCTATTCCTATGAGGAAGAGACTGCGGACATGTTGCGGAAGATTGACGAGCCGCACCGCAAAGCACTGAGCCGGGAATTATTGACCGACTCCAAGCAAGATTAACTCCTTCAGCAAGCGCGGCCGGTCGCCGAGAAAAAGCCGGTGGGAAGGAACACTGAATGCCCCGCACACAAAAACGCTGGCTCTCTGACCAAGGAATGGTGGATGGAGTTATCCCCATTTCCGTTCTCGGCATGACGCCAACAACAGGAGCCCTGGTTGTCACTTATTCAGCAACCCTTGGCTTGATTGGAACGCCGACCGCGTCGGCAGCCAATGTGCTGCAAATCCCTCTCGATAAGCTGGTATATCGCTCTGGAATGCAGGACGATCTTCAGGAGACGTTTGGCGCTGCAAGAGCGCAGTTCTCGGCAGCTCAACCAAATACCGGAAAGGCTGATGGTCTCGCGTCACCTCCAGCGGCCTTCAGTACTCCTGCAGGTGTTACCGGTCCCCCGCCATTTACTGGCACGACTGAGTTCACGCCTGTCACAGTAGCGCGCCCCAAGGGAATTCAGATTAACTCGATTACGTTCAACTACCTGATCACCACAAACAATGCGACAGTGAACACGGTAGGCGTGATTGATTTTGTTTACAAGAATGCGACCGCAGTTGTGGCGAACACGCTCCTCTCGGTCGCGGCGAATGGTTTGGCCACTGCAGCAGCCACT